AAAACCTGTCCCATCTAAATTATCTTCTAAGTTGATTGTTCCACTACCATCTAAAGAAGCTAATCCTGTAATTGCCCCTGTAGATATTGAAGCTGTTCCATCTGTTAATATTCCGCCTGATATCGCTCCAGTGGTTGTTAAATCAGCATTTTCAAATAGTAATTCATCTTCACTAACATCATAAGTAATATTTAAATCTGAAGCACTGCTCTTAAACGATAAAACTATATCTGTTGCTGTAGAATCATCTCCAAGAGTAAATAAATGACCCTTCATTGTTAAATCATCCTCAGCTGTTATGTCACCCTCAACAACAAATCCTAGGTTAGAGTAAGGCGTTGACATAGTAAGTAATGTTGGGTCAGTTCCATCCTGCCTTAAAAATACTCTCTCGCTTCCAGCTGTTCCACCCAAAGTAAGAGCAGCCCCCATTATATAAAATCTTGGGTCAATTCCTCCACTATTATATAATCCAGCGTAAACAGTTCCACTAGATAGTCTAAAACTTAAAGAACTACCAGATAAGTAAGTTTTAGCACTAGCATCCTGTGCTAATGACCATGTATCCCATGACATTGTATCATAATGTGACAGTGTAGCTAAATCAGCATTTAATCCATCATATCCAATCTTCCACTTGCCTATAGAATGTGTTGAATCAGCATCAGGATCTATAGATATAACATTTGTAGTCTTATTATAAGTAAATCCTGCATCACCAGCTAAACTACCTCCATCATTAAATATAACTTCTGTATCAGAAGAACCAGTAGCTGCACCAGCAGCCATATTAACTGTAGCTACTCGTCCAACAAAAGATAAACTAGTATTAGGTATAACAATTTCAGTTGGTCTATCTGAAGGATCTCCATCTACTTCACTCCATAAAGGTTGTGGTTTGTGCTGTGACTGACATATACCAATAGGTAAATATAAAAATATAAAAGATAATATAAATATAATTACTCTTACCATGTAACAACTCCTATTGTTGATGTTTCTCCAGCAGCACACCTAAAATATACACTAAAATTATCAGATATAGTTTCATATACAGCTACTTCATCAGGTATCCAATATATGCCATTGTTAGTAGCAGGTGATACACCAGAACCACCTTCCCATACATCACTAGTTCCCTGCACTTGGAACTTAACTCCTCTAGTTCCAGCAGGTGGTGTATATTGTGTAGCAACATCAGTAACGGATATTTTAGCTTGTGATGATATTGTACCTACATTAACTGTACGTATTATTGTTTGCATTTAATTCCTTATTTGTTAAAGTAAGCCTTAACTTGATCCATAATCATTTGTGTTACATCTACCTTATTAAACACTGGTTGTTCTACTTCTGTAGGAACAAGTTTAACATCTTTAATCTCTAATGTTTTAGTAGCGTTAAAAATAGCCTTATTTATCAACTCAGATAATAACAATTCTAAATTAACAGAACTTATTGTTTTCTCTAATAAATCAACAACTACTGCTTCTAATTGTCTAACTATCTTATCCTTGTCTAATATTTGTACATCTACATTCTTAAATACTGGTACAGCTATCTCTTTAATATGTTCAATTATTTTAACTGTGTGTACCTCTACTGCATCTATCTTTTTATTTGATTGTTCCATACTATAATCCCCTTATATATTATTGTTCAGTTATTTCTATTTCTACTATTTTACCTGGTAACCCACAAGCAAAATACAATGTAACAGATCCAGTTAATGGTATTGATCTACTATTACCAGCATCTAATGTCATATATGGTGCAGTTGGTGTAGCAACAAATCCTGGTTTATAAGCATATCTAATGTCAACATTTCCTCTATTTTTAAAGAATACATTTCTTGTTCTTACGCTTAACTCTTGCTTATATTCTGTATCAGCTAATGTTAATTCTAAATTATATGGTACTGGATGCTTCATTTGCTTTCCTCCTTAATGCTTTTAATTTTGCTCTTATTCTTCTTGCTATAACTAGCAGGTATAATCTTCTCAACCTTCTCTTTTTTTGGTGCTTCAATAATTCCAACAAAAGGAACATATATGCCTTTCTTCATTAATTTTTGACCTAACTTAACAGGTACCATACACACAAAATCCATCTCTGGATTATCTTCATTCTTATCAAATATATACTTTACATGTGCATATGTTTCTCCTACTTTTTTACGTACTGTTCTTTTTAACAGCATTGTTTTGCCTGACAATTCTTCTCTTTTCATACTTCTCCTTTTTTATTATCCAGTATTTCTATTACAGTAAATGCTGGTATTGTTGCTAATAAATGATATAACTTTGGTATTGCATCTATATATTCAAATAATCCAACTAACAATATCATACCAGTACATATATTATATATACTCATATTAGCCCATTTAAGCCACCTATTAGCCCCGTAGAGCAACAATGGCACAGCTAGTATACCCATACCAGTAATTAACCCTAACACAGCTCCTGGATTAGCTGGAGCTACCTTATTAGGTATGTTACCATAACCATATCCACATATTGGCATTGTAAGCATACACTCAATAAATATCTTCCAAGTTTCTAGTCTGATAGATAAAGATAATGCTATGCTTTCATAAATCTTAATCGCAACTGCCAAACAACTATTACTATAAGTGATAAAAGTACTGTACATTCTGGGTTACCTATTAACGCCACATAAAGGCATCCTATTATAATTAATAATCTTAAATATATCTTGTCTATTACAAACACCAAAGGCATAACTATAGCTAAGTATGGACCAAATCTTGATTGTAATCCAAATAACCCACCAGTCTTGTATATTGGTGTATATCCTATGCTCTGAAATATAGATACAATAATATTACATACTAAACCATACACTATATACTTTGAACAGTTTTTAATGCTTATTGTGTATTGCACTATTAGTGTAAAGGCTATAACTATTAATATCTGATCTATCATAGCACTAGCTATCTTAACACTAAAATCATGCAAGTATAGGTTTAATCCATATAAACTAAATGTAACAGTTATAAATACATTTAGGCTATGTGGTAACTCTCTTACTTGTTTGCTGAATAATGATGCTAAAAATAATGTACATACAAATATTCTAAACATAATCTGATTAGAACTAAATATTCCAGAAAATCCCATTGAATAGAATACTGGACATATAAATAACATTAATTTTAATATATTATCAAATATCATACTTAATTATAATATCAAGGATGGGGATATACAGTCCCCACCCTATCAATTATTAAATCTTAATTATTTACTTATTATGAAGCCTTAATAAATCTTACTACTCCGTCTACAGTTGCATCTGTTACTATTACTGTTAGCCCATTATCAAACCAAATATGTCTACTTGGATTATCTGTAATGGCACTCTTAGCTACAGGTGCTCTTTCATCTAATAATGTAAGATTAACATCAGCCGCTAAAGTTGTTGAAGAAGAGTCAACTATAGCTACTTGATGATCTGCGGTTGTTACCATAAACTTACATCCAACATACCATCCAGAACCAGTGTAAACAACAGCACTTCCATCTTTAACATTAACTGATGTAACTTGTAATGCCTCAAAATCACCAGGTCTTGGAGTAGCTTGTCCAGGTGCAGCATAAACACTCCCACAAAGCAAAAGGGATATAACTAAACTAATTAAAAACTTTTTCATAATTATATTCTCCTTTCTTATAGTGAGATGTTAGGGTTACCTGAATAACATTCCATTACACAGTAGTTTTGTTTGTTTCCAGCATAGTTTTCGATAGCTTTAACACCAAACATCATTTCAATAGCTACACCATTTTCAAAGTCATAATCGTATGCTTGGTTTCTCATTTCAGGATATTGACCCCAAACGATTGCAGCAGCCTCAGCACCAAATCCTACAACTCTTGAACGGTGGTTATACGAAGTAACTAACTCATTACCCGTATAAGCACTTGCTCCATTAGATGCCCCATCAGGACCATACGTAGCTCCACGAGTACAACCAGTAAAGCTATATACAGTTTTACCTGTATAGTCAACATACTCTTTTTCGTTAGAACTATTTGTAATAGCTAATGTTCCAGCAGATGGGAAAAACTTAGTATAATCTATTTTGTCTGTACTTAAACCAACTGTAATAGTTGTTGCAACATTACTATGAACACCATACACACTAGCTTCTGGTCTTAGTGGGCTACCTTGGTATCCACCGATTCCATAGTGATGGTAAATTAACATATTATGGTAAATACCTGCTGCCCCATATAATAAAGGGTTAGCATCTCCACTACCACTATATGCTTCTTTTACTGTATCTGTATAAGTTGTATCTCCTTCTAAATTCCACTCATCAATTTCAGAAGTAACTAAACCATAAATAGGCACTTTCATCTTACCTTTAGTTGTAACCCTTAAAGGAATTGCATTTTGCCTAATTAAGTTTAACCTAATTCTATCAATTTCTGTAGCTCCAAAAATATCATCAGTTCCTAATTCAGCAGAACTTCTAGCGTTGTTAGCATACAAAGTATAACTTGTATTATCTAGTAACTGTGCAAAAATAGCTGCATCTACATAAGTTGCACCCCAATCAGATAAAGCTGAATTGGCTGTCATTAAACAATCAAAGATAGTATTTTTAGTTGCTTTCTTTGTAAATGATACACCATTTCTTACCCAATCAGCAGTCATATCAAACTGACCAACTCTTAACTTCTCTTCATTACCTTGTAGTGAAGATTCAGCTGTAACTCCAGCACTACCTAGTCTAGCAAGTGTCTGAATATGTACAGTTGTTCCTGCATCAATCTTACTTGTAAAATCATCTCGTACAATTAAAGGCATACGAGCACCTTGTGCTCCTTGAAAATCAGAGAAAAACGAATCACGATACATATCTAGTCGTAACTTTTTCTCCCATTTTGCCCGCTGAGCGTTAGTTAGATTCGCTGTAACGGTTGTATTTAGCGTTGACATAATGTCTCCTTATGTTATTAATCCAGCCTCACGCTTAAACTCCATAGCAAGATCATAGGTACTCTTATTAGCAAGATCCTCATCTGTATCTACTTTATGAGGTTCTACTATTCCAGTACCAGTTTTTCCTCCTATTAAGAATATAGGCTTTGTAGCTGGTTTAGTTAATACTTCTTTACCTTTAGGTTGTATACCAAGTTCGTGTGCTGCTAGTCTTATGGAATCACTATCTGCATATGGTGAAATTATATCAGGTATCGAATTAGGGTCTAAGTTAGCTCTTCTACCATCTCTAGCAAGTATCTGACATGCTTTCTTAAATAGTTCGCTATCTTTATTAGTTGCATCAGGATACAATTCATTAGTTTCCTTAATTGAATTATCGTATTTAAATAACCAATCTTGTCTCCTAATTTCAGCCTGTTCAGCTAATGTCCTATTCCTATTTTCTTTATCCCTCTCTAATTGTTCTTTACGCTCAACATATTGTTTGTGAGCATAAAACTTCTCCATAGCTGCTCCTTGATCTTCTTCCCAATCTTCCTTAGTTGGTTTAGGTGGTGCTTCTCCTAACTCAATAGAAGGTTCTATTGGAGTCACAGGTTTCATTAGATTATTAACTGGAGCCACATATTGATTAGCTCTTTGTATCGCTTCATCTCTTTCCTTTTTTAAAGCTGCAATCTCTTTATCTCGCTTAGATTGAAACTTTGGAAATAGTTTAGCTAACTCTTCATCAGTTATTGTTTCTGGGTCAATCCTATGTTCTTCTATAACTTGTTCTACTGGTTCAACTACTTTAGTTTTAGGTTCTTTAGTAACTACAGTAGCTTCAGCTTCACCTTGTTTTGGTTCTTCAACTTTAACAGTTTCTAGCTTAGTTAATGTTCGTTCCCTATCACCCATATAACCTCTTGACTCGGACAATGATCTTTCTAGCTCTTCATCAAAACGACTATCTAAAGGGTTACTATCTGCAACCTTGTCTAAATTCGTTTCTTCTGTCATGGTATATCTCCTTTTCTTTTAGCACCTAATGTGCTTTAAAACAAAAAACCCATAGATAGACTAGCCACTCGCTAATCCAACTATGGGTACAGTTTATTACTGTTGTTCCCTACATATACTACTTAGTAAAACAGTTTCATTTCACTATGTCGTCTCCTTCTAGTTTTATACTTTTGTTCTCATTTATATTACTTAATCCAAACTTACTAAAATTAACCTGTATATTGCCAATAAAATTATTGGTTAATAGGTTATCAAAATACTTATTAAGCAATTTCAATGTTCTTATTTTATCACTCATATTTAGTTCCTCTGTAGACATTCTTTATTGTGTCTAGTAACTAGCAATTCTTCTTCTTGTTTTTTATTAGCTGCATCTACTTCATACTTCTTAATTATTGCGTTAGGTAAATCTATCCATGCTTTAATCATATTAACATTGCTCTGCCTAGTCTTAAATGGATACTTAACTTCATCTAAAGACATGTTAAGCAATGTTTCCATAGCTACATCTTTACATCTATTCCATTCATCTAGCAATATCTGATATGCTCTAGATTCGAGAAACTCTTTCATTACACTAGCATCATTTAATACTACATTAGCTTTACTCATTATGATTTCTCCTTCATCTCAATAACCTTACCAGATCCATAACAGTTCCAACAATCTACTTCATTATCTTCAAAATCAGTAGTTAATCCTGTACCATCACAACACCTACATTTAACGAACTCAGCTAATCCAAGTGCTAAATTCTTTATGTCAGTACGTAATGAATTACATGTATCTACTGCACTAGATTTATCAGTTACCAACCTATTTAGGTGCATCTCCAAAAACATTAGTAACCTAGACACAGACTTCTTTTGTCCATCATCTGTATTTATCTCAAATGCTACACCAACTTCTCTTCCCCATTCTAAATCTTGCTTAAATATAGTAAAATCCTTAATAAATTCTTTACCATCTACATATAGTGTTTTAGCCATATTTTCAGCTAAACTATTCATCCCATCAAACATAGTTCTTTTGTTTAATTTATTTAACATCATAGCTATACCATTTCTGAATAAATCGGTATTTTCTATGCTATTATAATTATTTACTTCACTTGCAACTAATGTGCTCATACTTAATTCCCTCCTTTAGGGTTGTGATATAAAAAGACATCTCTTTTTTCCACCATTTTTTTAATTTTCTAGGCAATTTTCCATCTGGATTACCAAATACTACTTTTTGCCCAAATACACATTCTATACCTATGCCATCTTTAAAATTATATTCTTCCATTTTTTACCTCATTTTAAGGTTGTTGTGGTGGTCCAGTTGGTCCTTGACCAGGCTGTCCCTGCCCTTGTGCTTTAGCTTGCTCCTGTGCTCTTTCTTGTAGTAACTGCTTAAGAGCTTCTTTCTGTCTATTAATCATTATAGCTTGTATTGCTTTGCTAGTAGGATATGTTTCATCAGCATTGCTTATACCTACCTTACGCAATAAATCTACCTTAATATCTCTAAATAACTCTGGTACTTGCTGTGCCATAGGATCTTGTGCTATCATCTCATTAAAGAACTGTGCTTTCTGTATCTCAGTACCCTTCTCTTCCTTAGTAGCCAATAATGCAACATTATACTTACCCCTCATTGCATTCATATCTTCCATCTTAAATGGATTATCTGGAACATCTAGTATCTGTTGTATCTTATCTAATATCTCAGGATCATCTGTATTATAGTACTGCTGATATAAACACAATCTCTGGTAAAATATCTGCCTAATAGATGGAGCTAACCACTTAATATAATGCCTAATTCTTATATTATTTTCCTGTATCATAGCAAGGATACCACCCTTAGTCTGGTTATGTTGGTCTCCTTCTCCTTGCATAATATCACTAATACCTACACGTTTTTGTCCATTACGCTCTAATCTCTCTTCCTCATCTTTAGATACCATATCAGCTCCAGATATAGGCAATGTAAGAAATCTAATATCTTCTTCTGATACGCTTTCTAAATCCCAATGTTGTCTTAATCCAAATCTATGCTGTGAAGTGCTAAATCCACTATTAGGACTAGTTATTAATATAGGATTCATTAAATAATCCTTATAATCTGATCTAGTATTATGCTCATGATCTAGCTCACTCTTAGTATCATATAGCATCTCAGGAACACCTACACCCCTATTTTGCTTATGTATAGGTTGTATAAATGTTTCAGTTATTGGGCATTGACCATGGTCATACTGGAATACCTGGTATCCTAGTAATAGCTGTTTATTAACATTAACTAGTGCAATACATTTTTCTTCTAATCCATCATCATCAACATCATAATCAAAGAATATTGTCCATAGTTCTACCTTGCGATTCTTAGTCTTATCTTTCTGTATTTCTTTTCTTTTTCTACTATCATTATCATTTGATTTATATTGTACATCCATCTCATTTATTAATTCATCAGTAAGCTCACTAAACAATCCTTCTCCAGTATCAGAACGTAATGCTTTACGCATCTCATTTAATGTTTTCCATGTACGTACAGCTATAGGACTACCACTCTTATAACTATCTCTAATATTCTCACTGTCTTCAGCTTGTAATACATCCTTAATATCAAGAGTTTCCATGTCTGGTTCATATCTATCCCATACATAGTTCTTTTCTGTGACCTTCTGAGGTTGTGCCTGTACACCTAATTGCTGTAATCTAACTGTATTATCTGGACTTTCTTCATAACTTATACCCTGTTCATCCTGTATAGGTTCTGCTTCACCAGGTACAACATATCCATTATATGTTTTACTAACAACTCTTTTCTCTGCAACAAAGAAGCTATTAATATAACCAGTGCCATACACTACAGTATTAGCTGCTAAATACCATAACTGTTCATAAATATTATCATGTGCCTTAAGGTCCCAGTTCATAAATGCTTTTATCTTATCTCTGAACTGATTAGACGTTTGATTCAACGCTAATATATCTAATGGTAAATCAAACCCAATTATACCCTCAATTATTCTACATATCAGTGCATCACACGATGTAGATGTAATTGGTCTACTATAATTAGCTGATCCCTTATATGGAAATATCTTCTCAAATGGTTTAATATCCCTATAATCATTAAACCATAAATCACATAGCTTAAAGTAATCCTGGTTCTGTGCTAATGTTGATGTAACAAAATCACACAGATATTGTGTCATTGCTTCTTTACTAAATGGTACTAATGCACTATCTGCTTCTGTTACTGCGAAATTAGTGTTTTCACCCATGTGTCGCTCCCTTTATATCTATTCTTAATATATCTATTAAAGCATTTAAGAGGATTAAACGCAGTACCATTTTCTTGTATAACAGTAGCATCTAGTAACCCTTTTTCATTTGCCATTTTTCGTAATACCTTATTCTTTTTACCACTCATAAAGGTTTTTCCTCTTTATATGACACCACCATCATCCATTGGAAGACTTCTGATAATGTCTTTTAATTGTTTTATACTTATTTTATGAATAAATCTTTCTTCATTTCCTCGCATAGAAAGACCACAAGTATGGATGCCCATAGGTTCACCTATGGATTCTTTAGCATCAAATATAGCATTATAATAGTTCTCAACAATATCTTCTAATTGATTTATTCTTTGAGCTAGTCCCAACTTTGTACTCTTCTTATAATTACACATTAACGACATTACTTATTCCCTCCTTTAGGGTTGTTATTAAATGTCCCTTTCTAATATTCTTTTTTATTTTTCTTGGTCATCTTAAACCATTCCTTTCGTGCCATCTGTTATTGGATACAACTTCTTGTTCCACAGTATTAGCTACACTTCTTCCCATCTTATAATCTGGTCTACTACGTTCAGCTGACGTCTCACCTATCCTATCTACACCATATATACCATACACCCATGCACACGCTCTATCTGGTGACTGACCTGCTCTACGCTTAGTATCCTTACTTATCTCTAACTTAACCTTACCTGTACTATCTATAAGCTCTAATTTGACACTGGATATCTGCTTTCTTAACTTAGGGTCTTCAGGATATGGTACTAGTTTAGCCAGTACTTTCTCCCTAGCATACCACCATACATCAGCTCTTATATTATAGTGCTTAGCATTCTTACGTTCAGCACTGTTAATAGCTAGTACCTTTTTACCTAACTCCCTTAATCTATCTACTATACCCTTACCTAATCCTATAGTATCTATACTGTACGCATCACATTTATGCTTAGCTCCAAATAACATAAGCTCAGCTACAATCTTCATGGTATCATCCAGATGCAGTATAAGAGTATCTTTAATCTCGTAATTCTCAAAGTAATATGCTACACACTCATCACCAGTTGTAGCTGGATCACATGATATAACTCTCTTAACCTTTTCCCCTATTACTTCTTTACCCTTTAAATCTTCTAACATCTTACTACTAATAACAGTATTACTAGTAACCATAACATCCCAGTTACCATGTAAATAAGCCTGTAACATCATAGGATCATGTCCAAAACTCTCCTTTAATGTCTCACTATAATTACTAGGCAAGTATGGATTATCACCTGGTAACGCTGGTATAAAATATCTACCTGGTTTAGGATTGATAATAAAATCTTCCCTTAACCAACAATCAGCTGGGTTAGCTGTATACAACTCTTTATAAGGTGGTCTATAATTATCAGTATCTGGACACTTAATCATCAACGGATCAATAGGATGCTTTAAGTTACCTACAGTTAACCGTTTACTACCTTTTAACACAGCTATATCGTTAAACTCTATCTCCTCAGCCTGATCTAATGCAAACACACATGACTCAAAACTATTAAACTTATTAATATCATCTGTGTTATCTAAACCACCATAGTAATACTTAACTGCTGCACCAGTAGTCCTATCATGTATAGTTATCTCTTTATTAAGCTCATGTATCTTATAGAACTCACTAGGTATAGTTTTCTTCCATGTTTCTAGTGTAGTCTTAGTAAAATCAGTAGCTCTCTTTCTACCCATAAATCCTACAGGTAACGGATACTTGCTGGGCTTTAACTGCATAATCTCAATTAGCTTCAATGCCCAGGCGTACATCCATATACATAAAAAGAAACTCTTACCACCACCCTTAGCACCTCCAAACATTACTTCTAAATCATCTGGATTTGTCAGTAACTCCCACGCCTCACATTGCTTAGGTGTACGCTTAATCCTAACTGTCTCTACTTCTTCGTTACTCAACGCTAACACCTGGTATGTTACTATCTTCTTCTACTACCATAAAGTTTACACCACTAGCTCTACTAATAAAATACTCTCTACCCATAAACTGTGTTTGTATAACCTGTACTGCTATTACAACCACATCACCTACCTTGATACCAGTAGGTATTCTTTGCCCATCAAACATTACTCCAGGTCCTATGTCTAACACCTTCCATGGCTTAGGATCAACTGGCTGATTACCACCAACTGGCTTACCTTTCCAATTAATAGGCTTAATAATATTACTCTTCTCAGTTACTACCTCTTCAACTATCATCCAATCATCTAACGGCTTTAACTTTAATGCCTTGCCTTCCATACACTTACCTCCTGTTTAGGTTATTTAAAACTTACTACAATGCATAGACACACTTAGTGTCTTACACATATACTCAATTATATCTCTAATTACTATATCATCTAAACATACTAGATATAACGATATAGCTATCTTATGTGTATCTCCAGTAACAGTTTCTACCTTTATTATATTGCTACCACTTATCTTATCTACACTAGCTCTACCCTTGTAACCACGCAACTTAGCATATATCCTAACTGCTTTATCTATCTCTTTTATATCCATATTAATATCCTGACTCCTTTAGCTTAGCTATGTGTTCAGGTGTGAACGATACACCATTTCTAATCCAATCTGTTTCTATTTGAAATACATTAGGATCATACTTTGACTCATCATCATCATCATATCCGTCTAATACAGTTTTATCTAATTTTATATCATATATATGGTAGCACTCAGGTTTATCCTCATCCTTATCTAGCTCTTCCAGAAACATAAGAGCTTCTGACACAGTATCATAGTCACCAATATAGTCATTCATACCACCACTAGGATAGTATTGCTCATACCCAAATAATATATATCTCTTCATACAGTTACCCCACCCCCTGTTTTAGGTTATTTTACAAGTTGTACATATTCACGTGTCGCTCCTAGAATATATCCCACTTCCTAAGAAAACCTATAGTTATCAAGTTTAAACCAATTAAAACCATAAGCCCCAGAAATGCAGCAAACCTATCTTCATACGGATCACAATCATTTATTACTCCACCAATAGGTATTACTATAAAACCTGAATCAATTAATAATAATACTATACCAATAAGCCATAAACCATACACTATCATAACTTTATCTCTCTTTTAAGGTTATATTATACAACTTTCCCCATATGCAGGTGCCACTCCAATATAGAGTCCCGTGAAACCCCCACCCCGTTACGCAACTATAACATTTGCAGTATGATATGCTAAGTTGACATAACATTTATTATGCGACTCTTTATAGCTTAACTTACGTAAATGCAATGTGTTAGTTACTCAATTACAAGTTGCTTAACAGCTGAAACCTGTATATCTTGTGTTACCTTGTCACCAAATAGCCCTCGCATGATAGATTTAGCATGGAACATTGCTCCAATGCTGTTATGCTCTACGGCTTTACGTTCACTGCCAGCAACAATTAACAGCTTTGCCTTTTTTATTATCTCGGAGTATTCAGGCATTTTGCTATAATCGCACAACAAATCATAGCTAGCATCAATGTATAATAACATATCGCATATCATATATGGCAATTGTGTGTTAGGATCAGCAAAGTATGCGTCCATGCGTGTTGCTAGTTCTAGGGGAGTATACTTGCGAGGTTGCCCAACACTACGTTTAAGAGATGCAACTAGTTCAACCGCTTTATCCTTGTTTACCATTTTGTGCTCCTTATCTAATTAGTTAAAAGTAGGTAAATTTACTACCACCTGTAAGCTCTTGTGAGCTGTTTAAATGTAGTAACTGATAGTATACTATGCCTTAAATCATGCTTAGCTTATATGATACTATAGTATTACTTTATTGCTATATCTGAGCTTATATGATACTATCATGTTACTATATAATACAAGTAAGCATACAAGTCAATCATATCTAATGTATAATGTTTGGTATACTGCTACTTGTACACTTACTAATGTTATATAGTTTAATTAGTTATATAGTATAATAGTATATAAAGTATACATAGTATATAGGCACTCGCTAAATGCCATTTGTGCAAAATTATTTTAAATATTTTAAATTTGAGCACAAAATAGGCTAAAATAATTTAATATTTTTTTGCATGATTTTAGGGTTTGCACACTACTATGGATATTTTATTGTGTTTTTTTTGATGTTTTTATATTATACAAGGGGATAGTAAGAGATATTAAATTAATGCTTGACAAGGTAATATATATATAATAAGGTTAGTATTAACAAAAAAAAAAGGAGAAAATGTTATGAAAGAATTAACAAATAGACAGATCACAAATCGACTAACTAAGATTAACGCTGGGGGTAAAGTGTTGTTTAATGGTAGCGAGTGGGTAGCCTATGACGCATATGGTGACAAAATAACAACAATTGACATATATAGAGCTATGGCATTAATTAATGCTTGCAAGGCAACCCTAGGATAATTGTTGACACAAGCACAAAGTTAGATTAATATAGTAGCATATTAAATATAAGTAAGTAAATTTAACAGGAAAGGTGGTAAAGGATGACAACAACAAACAAAGAATTATTAGCTATCATTGAATTAGAATCATCTGCGTTTAGAAGTATTAATAAAGCAATAAGACAGTTACAAGGTGTTTACAGGCTAAAGAAAGAGTTAGATATGCCAATAATTGACTTATTTAAGGATATAGTAGAGTTAGGAGATATCAGAGAAAATTACAGGGCATCAACTATAAAACAAACCAAGCCGTAACAGGCAGAAAAGAGAGGTGTAGTTATGGGGAACTTTTTATAAGCGGAAAAGAAACAGAAGTTATCAAAAATGAGGATAAAGCAAAAATAATAAACGAAGACTTAGAAAAAGTATTAAATAGTTTATGGGACTTTTTAAGGAAACTAAGCTAGTTTACAAATAACACGCTAACAATACTAATAGTACCACTAAGTAAACAAATATAAACTAATAAATAAGGGAGCAAAGTAAAATGTGTAATTTTTTTAGTCTAATAACAGATGGTAAGAGTAACATAATGTATTTTGATTGGACACTAAGGAAAAAGTGTATTAAGGGCGATCTAGATTATCAACCAGATAGTCATACATCTATAGCGGATTATTTTGGTTATAAGGGAGCGAGAGAAGATATACTCAATAAATATGAGTATAACCCCTTAACGAAAGTATTTACGATAGATCAGCTAAATACTGTGGATGATAGTGCAAAGGCGGAAATATTTTGTAATAAGCTAGATTTTAAGAAAATTATACCGCAATTAATAATTAAACCTATTATACATCCTTTTAATGATATTAAATGCAAAAAAATATTTAAAAAAGATTTAATATTGTTGCAACAATGGGCTAGTGTATGGGATAGTGTAGGGGATAGTGTATGGGATGGTGTATGGGATAGCGTATGGGATGGTGTATGGGATAGCGTATGGGATGGTGTAGGGGATAGTGTATGGAATAGTGTAAGGAATG